ACTCTTTTTCGTGTTCACCCCCCCCCCCCCCCCCCCCCCCCCCCCTCCTCCCCCCCCTGCCGCTCCGGCTTCTAACGTGTCTGTAGGTCATTTCACAAATAGCTCAAACTCAAACAAAATGATGCCACCAAGCTCCAATATGGGCAATTTTGCAAATATGCAGAAATTCGCCAATGAGCAAAAGTTTGGTAACATGGAAAAATTTACAAATAAAACAAGATACTCTAAAAGCCTTCCCGATGGAGTAAGCGGTGGTGATGTATACAACATACAAGGTGTTGCTTCTGGTGCTGGTGCAGTAGAACCCTTCGCCAATTTGTCCTTATTCGGCTCTACCGCTTCTTCGTTGTTTTAGACAGACTTACATTACTTACATTAAACAGTAGTGTTGTAATTAAAGCAATAATAATAAAAACTAATGCGAAAATGATATAATTTTTTGAATTATTTGCACTTGCAGTGTTTTGTGGTGTAAGTATATTGCTGGGACACGGATGTCTTTTTTCAGGTTGCCATAATTCCTTTGCCTCTTCCAAAGAAATTTCTGGTTTACCTAACTGTTTGTTTACGATGTTGTGAAAATCAACTGACCATTTAAATAATTCTTCGTGTGAACTAAGGTGAGAATCGACAGGGAAATCAGACAGATTCTGCTTCAAGTGCTCAGAACATTTGTAACAAGGTATAACAAACGGAAGCGCATTTATCCAGATTTTTAGATGTGTCTGATTTTCTGGTGAAATTGGGTGCGTAGAAGATCCTAAACACACGTAGTGCAGTGAACCCCATAAAAATGGTCCAAAAACATCTGGTGATACACCCATTCTTCTATAACTAATTGGTATTTATTATTAAGGTTAAAATTTGATTTTATTTAAAGAAAAGAATTCTAATAAAAATGAAATGTCACAAACGTGTAGGAATTGTGGGAATATCGGGCATTTATTTAAAGATTGTCCTCATCCAATAACCAGTTATGGGATAATTGTATATAGGGAAACTAATATGGGTTTAGAATATCTAATGATACAACGAAAAGATAGTTTGTCTTTTATGGAATTTATTAGAGGTAAGTATGATACAAGAAACGTGATTTATATTCTAACGCTTTTAAATGGTATGACTCAATGCGAGCGTGAACTATTACAGACCAAAACATTCAAAGAACTATGGGATCATCTCTGGTGTCAACCGAATATTAAACAACACAGTGAATACAATTCAGCAAAATCAAAATTCGATTTAGTGTCAAAAGGATACAATTACGAAAATAGATACATCAATTTGAAAATCCTAATACAATGCAGTATCACAAATTATATCGAGCCAGAATGGGGTTTCCCGAAAGGAAGAAAAAGAATGAAAGAGGAAGATGTGGATTGCGCCGTCAGAGAGTTCTGCGAAGAAACAAATTTTAAGCCGGAAGACATTACTATTAACACTGACCTCCCATTTGAAGAAGTGTTTTATGGCACAAATAATATTTTATATAAACACGTGTACTATCTTGCTAAGATGACTAAAAAGCAAAGTAATGTAATTGCCATTGATCCTGATAACATTAACCAAGCTCGAGAGGTTCGAGCAGTGCAATGGTTCAAATTTGACGAGGTGCTGTCACACATACGAGATCACAATCAAGAAAGAAAAAGGTTGTTTTTGGAAGTACATGAAAAATTAAAAGTAGTATAAAAGTGTAGAGTAGACCTAAAGAATGACCGCTCAATTAGGCGACCCAGATTTTGCATCTAAAATTGTTTCAAAGAAAGAATATCAAATATATCGTGTACCGGAAATACCAGTAATTGAAAATAGCGAACAATTTGAAGACATGTCTTTAAAGATTTGTGGCTCTTTCGAAAAAATGTTGTATCAACACTTTATACAACACTACTTGTCCAGACATAGTCAATATAATAGTCTATTAATGTATCATGGATTAGGTGTGGGAAAGACATGTTCAGCGATAACTCTTGCAGAATCTTTACTTGTTGATCATCGTACAAGTGACAACCCAAAAATTATTGTAATATCTTCAGAAGCTTTACATAAGTCGTTTGAAGATCAAATATATCATCACACAACTAAAAGTTTTGTTAAACTGGTTGGTTGCAATGGGGACTTGTATAAAAAACTTATACACGGAGACATGACAACCCAAACATTTAAAAAGAAAGTCGCAAAATTAATTCGATCTCGTTACAAGTTTATAACTTATAGCAAAATCGGATCTTTAACTTCAGCGGATGTTAATAACAAATTAATTATCATAGACGAAGCTCACAATTTGCGCCAAACTGATACAGAAATAAAAGAAGCATCGGAAGCACTTGAACGATTACTCAAAAATGGAACTGGAAATAAATTACTTTTGTTATCAGCAACTCCTATGTACAACGAAGCCGATGAAATATTATTCTTGTTGAATCTACTGTTGTTAAATGACAAGCGCGAACCTTTGAAGAAAATGAAGTTATTTAAGAAATCGGAACAGGAAAATGAAAAAGCCATTTCGGTTGTGAAAAAACTAGCATCTGAATATATTTCATTTATCAAGGGAGCTAATCCATTTACTATGCCTGTTAGAATTAGCCCAACTGTGAATAATATAAAAACAATGCCTATTGATGGTATTGATGATTACATTGTCCCATCCAAGTTGAGTGACACGATTACTATCGAAGCAAATCCAACATTAAGTTCCTTTCAACAAATGAACATCAAATTCCCTACCGGAAGTGGAAAAGCGGGTTTTAATAGTATTTTTAGTACAAATGAAAATGAAACGTTTGGCTATCGCGCAAAATACGTAGATTACCTTTTGCCTACCAGTTTAGCAAAAGTTGCTCCCAAGTTTAAAACCATATTAGACATTATTTCCAAGTCCACTGGTACTGTATTGGTATATTCACAGTTTTTATATAATGGTATTTTACCTTTTGCAGTATGCCTGGAACATCTTGGAATGAAGCGATACAATGAAGAAAACGTAATGAAGGGAAAAATGACCGTTGAACACAGCAGTTTGTCCGGTATGCATTACACAATGATAACGGGACAAACTCAATTTCAGGGTCTTCAGGAACTTATAAATAAAATTAATGATCAAAAGATTAAAGTAGTACTTATAACTCCGGTTGCAAGTGAAGGGTTAAATTTTAAAAACATTCGCGAGGTACATATTATTGATCCCTGGTATCACATAAATCGAATTGAGCAAATTATCGGAAGAGCTATACGAACATGTTCGCATATTAAACTACCTTTAGATGAAAGAAATGTCACTGTTTATATGCATGTTGCAGTTAGTGACAACGTAGACACTCCAGATATACATGCTTATAAAATTGCAGCAACAAAAATTAAACAAATAAAAACCATAGAAAACATTATTCGTGAACACTCATTGGACTGCGAACTTATGAAAAATGTTAATAGTTTTCCTCAAGATCGCTTTAAATTTTCAATTTATCTTAAAACATCTCAAGGGCACCGTATTGAATACAAATATGGAGACAACGGTAGTAACGTTTGTGTTCACAAGTCCAAAAAGAAATTCGCTGACAACACATTTAGAATAGACTTGTATTCAACTTTAATAAATACAATTCAAAACAAACTAAAAACAATTATAGAAAAAGACCAAGACCAATCTGTGTATTACAACATTCAAGATTTTATTGACACTATAGGAATTGACGAAGATCTTGTGTTATATGCACTAAGTAAAGTAGTTAATGAATCTGAGGGTCAATTACGATTTTACGGTAATTACGTAATCAAACAGCGGAAACTTCAGAATTCGAAAACAATGTTAGAATATAAGATTTCACCTCCTACAAATCCTACAGATCGTACAGATCCTACAAATTTCAATTTACCAGAGTTACCTTTGAATCCAAATTTGTCACTGCTAGCAGCATATACAGTTATAAATAGTTCTATGTGGGGAACATTTGCAACAAAAATTATATCAGGTGACACTAACTACACTAATTACGCTAAAATATTTGAACAAACTGGTGCTTTAGTTAGAGGCGAAGAGATCAATATACCCAGTAAGGCGTATGTAGGATATGTTGATATATTTGATACCGACAAACTAAACATAAAAATAGTTGAGGCTACCAATGTCCGTCAGGCAAAAGAAAACGAAATTAGGTTAATAAAATCCAAACGTACTGAAGTAATACCAGATGAAACTAAATTGTACGGTGTACTGTATCCTACAGGATTTAGTAAGGATCCAAATCAACCTAAATTAAATAAACTGAAACTCTTTGTACCAGGTAAAAGGACACGTGGTGCTATGTGTGACCCTAAAAAGGTTTCTGAATTGAAAAACATATTGGAAACTGTGTCAGGAACACCCCAACAAACAAATACGAAAAACAGAGATGAGCTATGTTACAACATCACACATGAACTTGCAAAATTGTCAATGTTATATACTTACCCATTTTGGAAGCCAACTAAAATTTGACGATGTTAGTGCTCTTTATTTATGACGTCTTGCAGCACCTGTTGTGTTCAAAGACCTTCGGTTACCGCCTTCTACCCGGGAAGTATTTGGAACCCGAGGGGGTTCTATAGGTAAAAAAACTGTAAATTCATTTCTGCTAACATTTATTACTTTGTTCCGATCAGCTAAACCTACAAAAGTGTAAATATTATTACCTTCATATTGTACTATTTTTCCAACCAAATTTGTATATTCCTCTCTATACGGTCTTCCTTGTCTTAAATTAGTCAATATAACTTTTGTTCCTATGGGAAGTTGTAAATTATTTAACCTTTCATCATCACCATTCCTTTTTTTTAATTCTGATATTAAATGTTCTCGTTTTTCCGGTTTAAATCTGAGATTATCCATGGGATTTGTTTCTTTATTATTTGTTACAAACCATTTATATAATGAATGATAATCATAATATCTACCTGTTGTATTTTCTGCGCCATCAGAATTTGTATCAGGATAATTTTGAAAATTATTATTTTTCAAAAAAAAAGCATCTTCGGCTTTAATAAATTCATATGAAATAGGATCTTTAATTCTTCTACCTTTAGGGTGTGTAATATATATTATTCCTTTGATTGTTTTTGTTGGTAATTGTTTTGATGCTATATAAAGTTCATTTTCTTCATAGTTTTTTATATCTCGACTAGGAGTATTACTGCTTCTACTATTCTTTTCCATACTACAAATTACTTATATTTAATTTATTTAATTTTAAAATTTGATTTAAGATCTAATAATATAATAATACTATTATGTTTGTTCCAATTCGTTTTAAAACCAGTATGCAACTTGGTCCTCATGAACTCTTTGGAAAGGACATAGACACCATATTATTAAATAAACTACGTGTGTCATTGGAAGGTGTATGTAGTAGATTCGGTTATATCAAACCAAAGAGTATTGAAGTCATAAGAAGATCTGCTGGAACATTCATAAAACATCACTTCAACGGTTATCTTCGTTACGAGTTTATATGCAAAGCGGAAGTATGTAATCCACCAGTTGGTATGGTACTTGAAGCTGTTGTGAAAAATAAAAATGCATTAGGAATCCTTGCGGAGTCATCTATTATTATTGACAACTCAACCTATCAAATTATTGATATTATCATCCCTCGAAAATCGGCAGGAATTACTAGTCAAATTGATCTTAACATTCTTAATATCAATGACAAAATCAATGTGGAAGTAGTTAATAGACGATTTCAACTGAAGGATAGTAAAATTTCAGTGATTGGAAAAGCTATTCCTCAAGAACAATTGACTGTTCAAGAAGACATCACGGATTTTCAAGTTCAAGAAGCCGAAGACGATCTTGATGATGACGAACATGAAGACCTTGAAAACGATGCTGAAGTTGACGGCGAAGTCGACGCAGATGCCGAAAATGAAAACGAACCAAAACAAGATTTAGAAACAATTCTCGATTATATTGATGATGGTTTAGGAATGAGTGATCCAGAAGAAGACGATAACAGCGGCGATGAATACTCGTCTGGATCAGAAGAAGGCGAGTTCGAAGAATACGACTAGTCTATGGGATAGCAATACGATTTATGGTTTACCATATACGATTTATGGTTTACCATATACGATTTAGGGTAAACCCTATTTAAGTAATAAAATTTATTGTAGTGTATAATGAGTTACGACAAAATTGTTACTGCTGTTGAAAAACTTAGCGACAATGAAAAAGAAGAGATATTTAAGATGATACACAATTATGGTTGTAATTACACAAAGAATAACAACGGTATTTTTGTTAATTTAGCTTGGTTAAGTACTGAGCTTCTCTATAAAATAGAGAAATACATTGAATTTTGTACAAAATCGGAAATTGAAATCAAGAAGTACGAATCGTTATGTGATATTTTCAACAATAAATTGAATACAGACAACAAACACGACCACGAACACGAAGGTCTTATTAGTTCAAAAGAACTTGAAGGTGACACGGAAGTTGAAACAGAAGCTGAACACACTATATCCAACCCAAAATTAACAGCAACTGCTAAGTTTTTAATGTACAAGAAAAAATTTTCTAAATTGTATATAAGTCCATGTATTGAAAATGAACTTACACAAGAGCTTCTATAAAAAGTGAATTGCAATTTAAGGAATAAAATACAATACGTAATTATAGGAAACGCAAGTCAATGAAACTCAAACTTGCAAAAGAATTTGTTGATTTTATAAGAGAAAATGTGCACTTAGGATGCATATTATCCGTAGAACAATTGATTACAAAAGACATTTTTGACGAGTTTATGACGTATCTACGTTCTTGTAACGAGTATCAAGAAACTATACACGAAGAGCGTTTAATAATTACTCAAGCAAATACTGAAATAATAATTAGCAATCTGCCAAATATTTCCAAATATTGTTATTCCAATTGTTTTCAGGGGATTTCAGAAAACAATATTAAAGTATATACAATAAATGCAAAAGACACACGTGACCTTCCAGACGACCTGTCATTTAAAATGTCCTGCAAAAATGTTGCAAAAACTTTGGTAAGTACTGCTAACGACACAGTGTCTGTGTCTGACTCCAGTATGAAGAGTTTCGCTATAGAAAAAATATACGAATACCGTAAGAAAGATCACGGATCTTATTTCTTGAAAATTGTGAAAACTGGTACTAACGAGTCAATGTTAGAATCGGATGTGACATCTGCATTACCAACATTTCAAATTGAATGGAACGTGCTTAATGTCGACACTACTTCAGTAATTGGAGTTATTTTAGAGATGATTCAAAATATTACTGGGATTCGGAAAATCATTTCAAAAGCACAACAAGAATCTGTACTTGCAGACTACATGACACTTATTAAAAAGGTATACCAAACAGATAAATTTTACTTTTTAGCACCCAAACCAGTGAATTTGGAAAAACACAATGTAGTTGAACCCTCATCAGAATCGTATGGAATAATAAGTGTTCTTCAAAATTACGCAGTTACAGATAAAGCAGACGGCGAGCGTATGTTGCTTTACATCGACAAGTCTGGATATGCATTTTTCATAAATAATATCGGAGAAATCAGTTATGCTGGAATGCGGTGTTCGAAGTATCATGACTCTTTGCTAGACGGAGAATTTGTTCGATACACAAAACGTATTGATGACCAAATGCGAGACATCTATGCTGTATTTGATGTATATTTTATCAATGGACAGTCTATTCTAGACAAGCCTTTGATTTCAGGACGTGCGGAAGAAGCCAGAAACGTTTGTGACACAAGACTTTGGACTATTGAAGATTGGATAGAAATAAAATGCAAGGAACATTTCGCTGCTGACGGCATTGAAATGAGAAATATTTGTGGAAAACTCTTAGCAAATGCTAGCAAACTTCCATATGAAATAGACGGTTTGATTTTTACCCCAAGGGATCTTAGTGTATTTGGATACTATCCAGGTGTGCCAGTGAAGGTTGGAGAGAAAGCGAGATGGGATCGAGTCTTCAAATGGAAACCGCCTGAACAGAATACCATTGATTTTCTAGTAAAATTAGAGCCTCAACAAATACATGATACACAAACAAAAGAATGGTACGTGCCCGTTAAATTGTATACAGGATATAATGCCCAGCAAACAACTCCTATATCCGTTATGCAAGGCATTCAATTAAGATACAATAGAACATTGTATAAACAATGGAAGGATTCTGGAAATGTTTATAATGCAGAATTGTTTCAACCGATTTCCTACTATGAAAATGGGATTGAAACAGCATGGGTAAATACGCAAATGCAGTGCCAAGATGGCAGTACAATTACTGATAACTGTATTGTCGAATTCGGATATAATAATGATCCAGATTTAAAGATTCACAAACGATGGGTGCCTTTAAGAGTTCGCGACGATAAAACGAGAATTCTACAGAAAACTGGGACGATATCTAAAACTGCCAATGACTTAAGTGTAGCTAATTCAGTCTGGCGATCCATTCACGAACCCGTTACATACTCATTATTAACAAAGGTAGATCCTGATGCAAATATTAAACTCCCATTAAGTCTGGAGGAGCGTTTATTAGGTACGGATGATGTATACTACGCAAGAGACATCCCAAGACAGCACATGTTGTCAGTACACATGCTGAATTTTCATAATCACAGTATCAAAAAGATGTTATATATGTATTCAAAGAACAAGGATTCTTTGCTGGAATTAGCATGTGGAATGGCTGGGGATTTACCTCGATGGTATGATGCTAAATACAGATTTGTTTTAGGTCTTGACCTGGTTCAAGACAACATCGTTAATCCTAAATGTGGAGCGTACTCCCGGATGTTGCAGCAACGTCGAGCTATCAAAGACTTCGGTGCAAATGGAATAGAAGAGTTGTTTTACCCGGATATTGTATTTGCGGTGGGTGACTGTGGACTCCCGTTTAATTCACCCGAATTTACAAAAGATGAAGAATCATTGAAATTACTACGAGTTCTTTATTCAACGGCAGTAACGAAATACGAACCATGGGCAAAATACATTATCGGAAAAGCTACTAGACAGTTTTCTGTAGTATCTTGTCAATTTGCGTTACATTACTTCTTTAAAAACGAGCAAACTTTGACAAACTTCCTTACAAATGTTTCGTCAAATTTGAAAAAAGGAGGAATATTCATTACAACGTTTATGGATGCTTCAAGGGTAACAGAACTATTAGAATCAGGCAATGGTGTCGTTGAAGGAAAGAAATTAAATGATAAAATACCAGTGTGGGCGCTCATTAAAAGATATGGTAATCTAGAGTCTCCTTATGGAAATATTGTTGACGTTTTCCTTGAAAATACCAATAGACTGATACCAGAATATCTAGTTGATTTCACATTCCTTACACAAAAAGCAACTGAATTCGGACTTCAACTAGAACAAACCGCACTATTCTCTGATAATTTCTACAAGGAACTCGAACAAGGCAGAAAATCACGTCTATATGACGATTTACAAAAATTAAACAGAGACCCTATACAAAGACAGTTCAGTTTCTTAAACAGATGGGCAATTTTTAGAAAAGTTTAGACCTTTGAAAATTTAAAGGTCTAAATTGTATATTTACTTATATTTTTAGTTTATTTTACACTAAGAAGAGAATCTAGGATAATGAAACACTCTGCGACGTGAGTTTGCAGACCATATGGAATAGTCATATAGCCATTCACCGCTTCCTTGCAAACGGTCGCGAAGTGGTTGATCAGCAGCCGAATATTTTTGATACTTTGTTTTTTGCAAATGTAGTTGTATACATTGTTGAGTGTCAGTACCTGTTCCGGATACACAGAAGTTTGCAGATTGCGCATTTGTGCCAGATGAAACCGAATAATCGGAGGATACATAGTGTCCATCTTTTTGTTGATGTAGCACTTGCGCGTATTTACATTGTAAACTGTTGTGATTTTATAGGCATTGTGAAGGATGTCCATCATATTACACACAAGCGTGTGAATGAGGTATGTTGGAGCAATTTCACGTCCCTTTGATGTCTTCGGAATGTCCAGTTGGATTTCATTTTGCTTCAGGTAGTCCTGAATCTTATAGTCGCTCCGATTCTTCATGTACACATATAGCATATTCTGCCACACATTGTGATTTCCGTGACTTTTCTCTTCAGCGTCGATGATGGCAGTGGTACACACTTTGTACGTTTTACCTTCCTTGCTCACAATGAGTGCGTACAGATTTTCATTACGAAGAGCGCTAAGTCCACTGTCAGGCGATTCGAATGTTTTAGATGAAACTAGCATTTGGGACAGTGCGTCGTCAGTCGTGATTTCGAGTGTCTCGCGATTGCGCACTGCAATGTTGATAAGTACAGCATACTCCTGTCCAAGCTCACTGGTGTAGTCGATAATATGCTTGTTTTCATGATGTACCAGCAGAATGCTGTATGCTTTCGTGACATCCAGAGTATCGGTAAACTTTTTACGAAGATTTTGCGATGTCTGCTTAGATACAGGTACAGGCTCATTCAGTAGCTTGCTAAGTGCCTCGTCAAACATCCTACCGTGAGTCTTGGTAGGGTGAAAGAACCTGGAACTGTCGATAGACGGACAGCTTGTAGTACCGAAATACCATACGCCATCGTAATGATACACTGCGACCATTGTTCCTTCATATCCTGCAGACACGTGATCTGTGTCGCTTTTGATGATATCGTAGTTGATATCAGAAATACGATCAGGAATTGAATTCGCGTATGATACGACAATCGGTTGTCCGTCAAGAGCCGACAGATTCAGAACAACACTCCGGCACTCGTCATAAAGCGTTTGGAAACTCTCCGTGTCTTCGCGCTTGTACGTATTGTGCAGAAGAACCAGATTGGGATTGTTGAAAAAACGCTTCACTTGCAGTGCTGGCCAATACTTGTTCTTACGCAGCAGGTTGACAAGTACCGTGGATCGCGCAGTTGTGTCGTCAACCATCTCATTGCCCAGATCTTGCAGAAGGGTAGTAAGAGTAACCGAAGACATTTTCAAGTGAGCACTTAGGTACCTAAGACATTTAATCTTTAAATCATTTTTTTGAAAATACGTTTTTACATTTTACGTTTTTGGTAGCTTGGGCTCAACATAAATGTTAAAAAACTTCTTGCCAACCTCTACTGAAGCCGACTCTATGTCGCGTTCCTTTCGCATAACAGACTCGCGCAAATCCATCATGTAATTAAATTTCGAAATATCAAAATCATTTTCACAAACCATGTCAAATAATGATGGATACAATTCCTTGAATTCTGGATACTTTTTTGTGTAAATTCTCTCCTTGTCCTTCTGTGTTCCAGAATAATTACATATATCTTTCACAATATTGCGAATAGTTTCAGTGGGAATGTGCTCTGGTGGATGCACTTCGTTGTGATTGCGCTTCGACATCTTGATACTTGTACTACTACTTGTACTATTCTTAAATGGTATTCTTAAATGTATTATTCTTGAATATTATAATATATTTAAAATAGGAATGCTGCAATTTAGTTTTATTGACAATGCCAATGTGAATGCTAACCAAATTCCACCAAGAAAAATAAATGGAGGTCTTTATACTGGTGAACCAGCCGTAGGAGCTTGGGGTAATGTACCCATTGTACCTCAATCAGAAATATTAATCGACTCTTTTTACAATTTACAATTGTCACAAACAGCACCACCTGAACAAATGAAATATCAAGCTATTTCCACTATTCGCCCTGGTAATAATCATGTTGAATTTCCAAATCACAAAATGTGCACCGTTATGAACTTCAATAGTTTGTGTGCAAAGTAAACACACTGTCGCTGCGCTTCGCTGTCTGCGATTCGCTATCTGCGCTTCGCTGTCTGCGATTCGCTGTCTGCGCTTCGCTGTCTGCGCTTCGCTGTCTGTGCTCCGCTGTCTGCGCTTCGCTGTCTGCGCTTCGCTGTCTGTGCTCCGCTGTCTGCGCTTCGCTGTCGCTACGCTTTATACTATAGTCTTTTCTAGTTCCTCTCGATTTTCTTTCACAACATTTGTGATGTAACTGTAAGCCTCATTGATTTGATCAAAACTATTTCCACCAGTTATCAACACATTGCCACTTTCGAAAATAGCAATTGTCACCTTCTTACATTGCCCATCACCATGTCCAGTACCCTTCCCATAACATATACCATTACTACATCTACATACCCCATCTTTACTATGTGAAGAACTGTTCCAGAAATACTGAAGTTTCACACCTGGATATCCAATCGGCTGGAAACTCGATGAATTACTGTATTTTGGAGAAATTAATAATTTATGTAACTGTTTGCGTCTAATTGAATACCCAAAGCTGAAATCCGAATTTATCATTCGCACAACAAACTTGCAAGGTTGGACTAAGTCAACAGGTGACTTGCTCAGTGTACCACACACTCCCATTAGACACCGTATTTCATCTGAAATATCTTGAAGAATCTGTAAACCATCTTCGTGCTTTTTAACACCCGTCATCTGAATATTCCCATTCTGAAATATCTTACAATTTGGACAGTACTTGTCACTAAATTTATAAATAACTGTTACTTGGTTGTCAAAACAATTTTTCTTTTCCTTCCTTTTTTTGTGTTTAGGATATTCACCCCTGCATTCATTTATGTATTCTATCCATACAAATTTGTCATTTAAAGGAAAGTGATGAAATAATACTACAGGGTTGATATCAATATTAATGTTCCCATTACATGTAATTGTTGATACCTTGTATGACATTCCAAAATGTTAAATACCTTTACTTTAAACGTTTACCCTTCCTTTTCTTTAAATACTTTCCTCTACCCCAAACAGATTCATTTTTTTGTTGTTTTCTAAAAAGGATGTATTTATACAATTAATCGTATTTGTTATATGTATTAATGGTGGTATATTCGCAGTGTATGTATTTGAAAAAGTTTTATGCGCCTTTCGAAACTCCTCAATACTCATTGGTCCATTAAACATCTGTAATAAGTATCGTGAAGGTGCGGGACGCACTGGGAGATTCAATCCATACATATTTCCAAGCAATTGTATCCACGAATGTATCTCCCATACTCTATCGCATCCTGAGTGTATTGAAAAATTATATGCAGCCGCACATTCCAATGAACAAAATGACCCAAATACTGAAAAACTGTTGTGTATTATATCATAACGTATCGGCATCCCATATTCGATATCCGCTATTTTGTGACAACACCAATAACATGTCAAATCGTGATGTCCTTGCATCTTAAATCCAACGGGGTTGTCTACAGTGCTGTCAATTGTACTGTCTAACATACAATCCGCACTGTAAGGCACAGGCTCTTGTGCTGTTTGCGTATTCTTGATCCCTTCGTGCTTAATTATTTGTTCTATTCGTTTCTTAGGTATTGCTAATTGAAGTATCACAGGCTCTTTTGTACTTGCAGTCGTGTCTTCAACGACATTCTGCTCTTTCTGCTTTTTTGTACGCCGTTTTTGCATTAACATTTATACTTAATTTAACCTTAAACCAGTTTTTTAAGTAAACGCATTACGTTCTCCTTTACAATTGTCATTGGTTCTGGATTTGTATTATTCAATTGCTTTTTCATCGTTTTGTATTCTTTGTAGTATAAATATACTATGTACAATACAAAGAGAACTGTAATCAATGTTATTAACTTCATTTACACAAAAAAAAGAAAATAAATACACTTCGTAAGAAGCACGTTGTTTTAACTGGCAAATACCATTCCACCACTACCGCCCATTATCCTAAATATGTTATAGTATGTGCAAAATACAACACAGTCGTAATTCGGAAATGTGGGATATGCATTCGTGGTCAATATCAGATTTATCTTTGCTATTGTACTCGCATTGAATGCACCACTAGGTTGTATTTTTTCAGGGAATAATGATGAGCTCCATACATATATTCCATCGCGCGGTGACGATGTGTGATACATGAATGGTTGAAGTAAATTAAAATACATAGCTGATTTTTCCTCAATTCGCTCAACACCATTCCATAACAACCTAGCGGAGTGTAAAGTTGGACATCTCGGATCTGACGGCACATTCGCTGTAAAATTATACCAATCATTGTAATCCGATATATCCGAACGACGCAATATCCATATTATCTCTTTTATAGGATTCGATAAAACAAGATCAAGTGTATTAGGACCTTGGAGTAATCCATAATACTGATGCCTATATAAACGCTCTATGATGTAATCGGTATTCGCTGCCGCGATGTAATTTCGTTCTGACGCATCTAAATAGTAGTAATTACACTCGAGTGACGCATTTATATCTATACCCGTAATTGAAGGTGTTCCCGTCTTGTTCGCATTGGCAGTGTAACTTAAAAACCGAGAAATAGAAACGTCTGCTGTTCTACCAAGAGAACGATATTTCGCCGGACTTATATATTTCCCTGATGGACCATCCCATATTTGATATAATTCTTCTATATGACGGAATTGTATTGTAATGTCAACATTCTGATATTGCAACGCTACTAGTGGCAGCGCTACCGCCGGATTCTTTGTAAACCAAAAATCCAAAGGAACATAATACGTGTTTTTAGGTATAGATGGAGAATTTGGTGCTGCATTTGGATACACATTGTACGTTAATGTATTGTTTTCAATTATAACTCGAGGTAATAACTTTACCGGGGAAATATTGGCTTCCGTATTCCCCGACATACGGTCATAACCAAATTTTTTATCACCAGGCATACTTATCTCATTCCAAATATCCATCCATTCACCCCATCTTTCATCTATTTTCTGATTGTCAATAGTTACGGAATAACTGACGATCATGTGATTTGCTATATTTTTTATCCATCGAAAACGAAGATCCTCACTTGATGTATCATAGACGTTCGTCTTTGCATCGGAATATATCTCAGGTAACGTAAAACACAAATATATTTGACCAAGTAAGTCTCCGTATCGCCCAATTCTACATGTATAAGTTTGTATTGACGAGTTGTCTATTACTGGTTTGTTCAAAAACACTTGATTAACACTTTCCATAGAAAAGTTTGTAAACCTTTTTATAACCTGTTTGAAATATGAAATTTCAGGCGACGCTGATAAATATTGATCCTGACTTCCAACAGCTAATAAAGCCATCAAACCTCCTGACGGCATAACTACCTAACTTTAATTTAATATTTTCTTAAGTGATCTTTAATGTTGACAATACAGATGTTTCGTTGTGTGCAGGTTTCTTGTCTAAGTAATCTAATGGTTGATTTGCACCTGTTTGCTGACTTATAGAAGGTGCCCATGTCTTATTGAAACCATTGTTAAACATTGCAGACACTTCAGAAGCATCTGGAATGTAATTCAAATATGTTAAATCCGCCATTACAATGCTATTGGCATTTGCCGGTTGTTCTACAACATTGGATAATTGGGATGTAGTATCTGTAAAAAGACTTGTATTACCTGCATTTGTCTGTGAATATAATTTCATATTATTATTTGCTTTAGTGATCGTTTGCGGATTGATAAACAAGTTTCCATTATTCTGTTTTAATGTTGGTCCTATATTCGAAACGTTATTTAACTTGCCATCAATGTACTTATCGAGTTCTTGAGTTCCATTTACGTAAATAGTACATCTTACTTTGTTTCTTATTGCTAATGGATCAGATGGATATGTATCCTGAAGACAAACTGTAACCATCATCCATTGCTGATCATATTTACTTATATTCTTCAAGCTTACTCTGTACGCATTCATCGTTTCCCAATTAGTGTTTATGTCATTGCAAGTATTTGTCGATTTTTCCATTGTGGCTTCGGGGCTCGATAATAAATTAAATTCAACCGTTAATACATCTAAGTTGTGCTCTAATTTGACGAGTGGACTTTTCACTAATATGTCTGTTTTGTATGTCTTATTTGGCATACTGCTATTGTAACACAAGCTCTTGTACGCGTACAGTTTTGTAGACCCTTTTAAGAAAAGTATTATTTTAGCATCACCATTTTGAACAGTACCTTTAATGCTATCTTCGAATCCACCATCAGTATTATACACATTATTTGTATTACCAGCGTAAGATGCACTGTATAACAAACTGTTACCTACATTGCCTCTATTAACATATATCCAAAAATTGTAACAATATTCACCACCACCTTGTTGTCCATATGACGGCGGTATTTCTAAATAAGTGGATGCCTTCTTATCCAATGTGTCATAAGCTTCATCTGAAGTGACTTGTAAGTCTTTCATTCCTTTAAACACTACAACCTGTTTCTTAGAACTTCCAGCACTTCTTAATGCATTAATTGCCTCCATATTGTACACAGAGTACGCAATAACAAATAATATTACGGTCAGACACAATGCAAATATTATTTGAAACAAATTATTTAATGACTTATGTCCAAATACATACAATCCATACACACATAATATAACTATGCTAACAATAACTGCCCAAAATACAATAGTTGACATTGTTGTTTTCAGCATTTTACTCTATTATTCTTACAGAAAAAATAAGTTAATTGGTTAATTTAGTTGTTGGCTCCATCAATTCTGTATATAGGGGATTGTAATCCATATGCTGGTAATCCCATTTGTGCTAATAAGTTATTAATTGGACCCGATAAATACTCGTTGTATACATCCTGGGCATTGAGGTCATAATTGTAAAATGTCAATTTTGATATCATACCAGAAAATCCAGGTCCTACGGCGCTTCCTGGAGAACCACCCACATATACATTGCCCTTCAAACCGAGATTTGCACCGCTTAAGTTTAATCCCAATTGAATAGTTGAAGGTGTTGTAAGTGTGCTTGACGCTGTTGTAGTAGTTGCTGCCTTCCAAGCTTTTACTGTATTGTTTTGAAGAGTTAGACCAGAGCTGCTATTTCCCAGTGTTGTTGCTGATTTAACTATTTCTCCATCAACATATGCATTAATTACACCTCCGTTGACTTCTTCGTTCACTACAATACCAATGTGAACCCAACGCTGAACTGGGACGTAATCAATGGTTATGCCTCGGAGTAGTGTACATGCTTTTAATATGGAATCAGAGTCAGTAAGGTAATTGCTTCCGGCAACGTAAGTTGTTGTTCTACTATTTCCGGTATAATCTACACCATTGACATCAGTGAGTAATTTAGCTGGGACTGTAGGTGCAAATGTGACGCTTAATTTATTAGAATTGGGATCAAGATATACATAAGGGCTTGCTGTTGTGTAGTCGTCGGTTTCCTTACCACGATGGAATATGTGTCGCGTGCTTCCGAGGTATTTGTTGATGTCATATATGTATATCCAGAATGTCATAGACATACGTACACCATTATCTGGATTGGGAATATTACTATCATCTGTTAATACTGTCTCAGATGTACATACTATCGGCATTGCACTAGCCTTCATCATATACTTTGTCCGCGAATTAACCGTTTTGTTAATTATCCAATATAAAACATAAGCAATTACAAAAGCAGCTAATATACCTATCACTAAAAATAGAATAGTCATACCACTGTTTGTTGTTGTAAATGTTTTGAAACTTTCGGCTGCTCTTGAAATGGATTCTCTTGCAGATTGCGCAATCTCTGTAGGTTTCTGTACAAAAGACATTGCTGGTTTGGGTTGTTCTACTACAGGAGGATGAGATTCTATTTCAGGTTCAGGAGCTCCTATTTCTTCAGATTCTAATGGTTCAACATTTTGTTTCTCAATTTCTGCCATACTATACAAAATCTAGAAAACTTTTCTTCCAATATTCTGGAACTTTTTGCCAAGGGAAAATAGATTTGTAGTTTGCAACCTTCTTTTTTTTCTTCAATGACAAATTATTAAACAACTTTGTGAAATTGTCAGGTATATCTTTCGCATTCTTTGTGTTCTTATTTATTTCCCCAATTTTCCCACTTATATAATATACAGGTAATAGCGTATTTTCAAGATTGCTTTGCAGCAAATCCCAGGTAAACAATGATTCCAAGTACTTCAAAGGATAGTCCTTCTTCGGTTTTTTATTTAAAAGGTTTTCGTGATATCTCATCGGATAAATCCAAGGATCCTTTTCTACCATCCTTGCTATTTCATCTGCATTTGTTAGTTTGTATAAATCACTATTTTGATATTGTATGTCCCTCTGCACTTTTAATTTAAAATTTTCTATCATTTGTATCACACTGCTTACATTCCCATTTGACTGGTTAACAATTGCAAGTATGTCCTTTGATGATACCGATGTATAATTTTCTCTAACAAACAATATTAAATCCGCTTCACTTGCATTAAATAATCTTATACATGTAACGTTCACAGGTACTTGTTTTTTCTCCACATTGCATGTTGTTATAATAACTTTTACTGCGTAATTTAAATTTATTGCAGTTTTTAGTTTAGTAGTCAACTTTGTAGTTACATTGTCAACGTTGTCTAGTATAAACACTTTGCGCTGTAAAGGTATATTTAAGTAGTGATCAGAAACTAGCAATGGTTCGATGTCGCTAATTGACTCCACATTGTACCCGGTGAAACCATGCTCTTGCAACGCTTTGTTGATCCCATATGTTTTTCCGATTCCAGATACTCCGTAAACTACGCAAATGCAATTGTTGTCGAATTCGTGCGCTGGTAAAGGCGTAGTTAGCCATTTCACTAGTTGATTGTATGCACCAACATTTCCTATAAACATAATGTAATGCTGTAATGCTGTAATGCTGTAAATGCATAATTACTGTATCTATAAATACTTTTGAGTCTTTAAGTAACAGCAATCTGTACAATGCAAGACACAAAATAACATATAAAAGCCAGCACTGGTAAAACAAAACTTAAAGCAAATATACTTTTACCATCGATCAATCCTACACCAAATTCTTTTGGTGAACCATCTGCTTTAAACATTAAACTGGGGCGCGTCGCAAAAATCAAAAGTATGCAAAACACATATAATATTAATGCTATGATTAGTCTATGTAAAACAATCATTCCTTACATAGTATTCCCATAATAAAATTAATTAAATTACTTACAATTAGGAAACCCTTAACACTGATATGATATTCAGAGATATATATTATAATTACACAGTAATAATTTTATTTGTGTTGGTAATTGTGGTTATGTTAGGAATTGGCTGTAAATATGTAGAACACTTTTCAACATCGGTTACAGTTGTCACATCCAATGTTCCTAATTACAATAATTGGATACAGACATACAGTAAAAAAACTTATGCTATAAAAAATACCGAAGAACCAATTAAATGGTTTACGATTCAACGTAACATTCAAACAATTTCTGACGGATCTGTATATTTAATTGCTGATCCTCTCGACTACCTAACATATTTTTCAAATTACAAAGTAATTACCAAGTGTCCAACAGGGTATTTTATAGCATTTACAAACGCTAAAACTGCTTTTCAGCTTACTGAATTTGACTGTACTTTCAATCTCGCAAATAAAACAATCGGATACTTTGACAATACTGACCTTTACATGATAAAAGCTATAGCTATTAGTCATCGTATAGACACAATGTCATACGCTCTTGTAAAATTATCAAAAAAGAACTTTAAAATTGCAGACTTGGAAAATAGTAATATAGATTTTGTTATAACTTTTGTTGTTCCTGACAGTTCATTCCATAAATTTTTGATGTCATTGTCTAGTGTGTCTTTCTTAGATTTCGGTAGTGTTGACATCACGAGAATAAAAATGGTGTATCCAAATGTATTTATAAGTGAAAAGAAACTAAAACATATATTTCCAAACGGACTGATATTATCGACGGTAAGCTCTAAACCCCTTTTAGCAACAAATGCACTTTTAATTGAAACTAGTGTGAGTGTAGGTGCGAGTGCTAGTGTGGGTGCAAGTGTGGGTACCGAAAAATTCACTAATTTTACATTTAATCCAACAACCCTAGATCCCACATATAAATGCTACGGTGACTCAGATACAAATATCCGCGCATTGTGCGACTCTCCATTCGATGTTTCAGGTCAACCTAAAAACTATTATACAAAATGGGAAAAAACTTGCACCACGAACAACGATTGTCCATTTTATAAAAAAAACATATATTATCCTAACGAAAGAGGTGGTTGTGATAGTAACGGTATGTGTGAACTTCCAATTGGAGTAAGAAGAACCGGTTTTATGTCCTATTCAGATAATCCTTTCTGTTATGGCTGCGATAATCCTATAGACCCCTCTTGCTGTAAACACCGTCCTGACTACGCTTTTTCAAACGACTTTG